GCACAAATCTATTTAACAATGGATGGACCCCAGCAGCAATGGGAGCTTGTCAACTTGGCATGACTGATCCCATGGCTGTTGCTCGTAGATTTCATCTTATACTTCATCGAGTCTCACCTTTACAAGAGGGAGCTAAAATAAGTGACGAAACATTTATTATTACCCATTGTAAATTTGATCGCTCTCTTATCGGATCTGAATTACCAATGAAAGATATTGTTCGTCTTATTGCTTACTGGCGCGAAAAGCAGATTGCTGGAGCTGAAACTTATACTCACTCTCAGATTCAATTAAATGAAATATTTCCTGAATCAGCTCATTTACATCCACAAAAACCAATTTTAACACCACCAAATGATGTTAAATCAATTTTAGATACGCATTCCATACCTGGTGATCGTGAGGAGCTTGCTGCTTGGGAAACTAAGGAGGATGACAATTTCATTAAAGATTCTCTTCAATCAATGTCTGATGCTTCTTCAATTTATTCTGAAATATCAGATTGTTCATCTTGTAGTGACCTTGATCACTTTAAAGCTCTTATTGGTAGGCCTAGTCAAATTTACCAAACAACTGGCAATAAGCAGACTAAGCTCCCATATTGGAATGATCTTGGCTCTTTACCTAAAGAAACAATTTGTTCTAAGTTTTGGAAATATTGGTGTGATCATGACAAACCAGTGGATTATATTGATGAAAGTGATTCAGACGATGAAAACTGGTTACCGCACAATTATGACTTACGTGAAGCTTATGCCAAACAACAAGAAGACTTATGTAATCGGCATAAATATATGCAATATTACACCTCTATATTTTACATCCTTGTTGGTATTGCTACTTTAGCTGGTTTAGCATATATGTTTTGGCCAAAATCTATGGATGATGAAACACATTTCGAATCTACCGGTTATGGTTCATTTGATATGTTTGAGCATGCGCGAAATGACGTTCCTTTGCATTCAGATACAACTCCTGCTCAATCAAAACCCAGACAGCAACGTTATCATAAACCCTTATTTAAACCATTTACACCCCAATTGTTGAAGAGAATAAATTATAAGGCTACCAGTGCTCCTATTGAGTCTCCTGTTGATATTGTTAACCCTGAAATTGATCTTAAAGCATCTCCTATGTCTACAGATTTAACCTACCAACAATCTTTGCAGACTAAATTATCAAAATCTATTGTTCATTTTACATTTTATGGTTGGGACGAAAACTCTCGTCAGAAACGGCCTGAATCTTGTCTTGGTTTCCATGTGAAGAAAGGAATATTTTGTTTACCAGCACATGTTCTTTACCATTTTAATGATCAACCTTACGTTAAAATTGTTATGCGTTGGTCTACTGGAAGCTATGTGCTAAGTCAAATCCCAGCCAACACTCAACAAGTTGGTGATAGTGATATGGTTTTTTTCCAAATCCCAAACATTAATTATCCTAAAGAAGTTTACTCTCACCTATGGTCTGAGGACGAAATCCCAATGGTCCCACCTGGTACACCACTTAATTTGATCAAGTATAGAGATGACCTATCTTATGAAATGCGTAGTTTAACGATGGGTCCTAAGACGGGTCCGATACAGTATCCAGATGCTGGTCAACTTTTTAAGATCCAATTTCCACTCAATTATTGGCAACGAACTGCACCTGGTGATTCCGGTTCCATGATTTTTGCTCAAGGACTTAGTGGTAAACCCATTCTAGTTGGCATGCACGTTGTTAAAGAAGTGGAGGGAGCCCAAACTGGTTTTGCTATTCCACTTGGTAAACTTGATTTTGATCATTTGCTTTGTGAAGCAAAATATGAGGTCACCGGCTATATTTCACAAATGAATGTCGAAGTTCATGATGTGGTACCAATTGACCAAGCCGCATATACTCCAAACTTTTCTAAATTAGGTAAAACCGTCATGTATGAGTGGCACCAACAAGCAAAATATAAGCCTGCTCGTATGAGTTCTTTTAAAGATAAAGCTGGAATAACTATTGACCCATATCCCAAAGCTCAACTTAAGTATTGTCAAAAACCTTTTAATATGAAGCCCTTACCCGATCATGCCTATGCTTGGTTTCAACATCTTTATCCATCTGATGGTGGTTCTGTACTAACTTGGGATCAAACTCTTCGTGGTTTAGAAAATCAAAACTTCAATCCTATCAACGTTTCCACATCTGCTGGTTACCCATTCTGTAAATCAAGTAAGGGTAAAAATCAATATGTTTTAAATAATGATGGCACATTATCATACAAATCCGAGTTTCTACAACATCTTATTAAGCTTGAGAACCAACTTAAAAACAATGAAAATATTCGTGTTATTTGGCAGGATTGTCTTAAAGATGAAACTCGTTCACTTGATCGAGTCGAAGCC